GTTTGCGTTTGCTCCGGCGTGCGGGGACTCCGAAGAAAAACAAAACCAAGGAGAAACCAATGTTTTTCAAACATCGCACGGACCAAAACGCATCGCTTCGCAGAGGCCCGTTTTTCATGTATAGTACAGTACGACTACATGAAAAATCCTAGCAATTGGACCTGGTGGCAGTTGTCATGTCGCCAACCAGGAGCATGGCTTGAATATACGCCGCCATGTTGGGATTGACTTGGATGGGACCATATTTTTGTAACAATTTTTTAGATTCCACATCTTCCGTTTGTTGTTGTTGGGCAAATTCAATCATGACATCCACGGTGGACGAATTGGTGTTGGATACGACTTTACGTGCAAGGTTGGAAGCGTCGGACGGTCGTTTGGTTTGAACATACAAGACGTACTTGTTCAAGGCCTCCATAAAGGTTTGCAACTGCAATTTTTGTTCTGCCGTGAATTGTGTGGCCATCATATTGGCCATGGATGATTCACGGAGGACAAAGAAATGGAGCAATTCACATACATTGGTCTTGCGATGATCATCACGATCACGGTCCCAGCGATTATTGAGATCTCGCCCACGGTCGCCGGCGTAGGGAAGGTAACCGTAGTCGTCTTTTCCAAAGTAGTGATAGGTCGTCGTCTGCTTCTTGTCACCGCTGTCGTCCTGGGGGCCGCGACGTACATGTTCCCAGGAATTGTTACCGGGCACGATTTGACGACCATCGATGTGTGTGGCATCGGTCACGCGAGCTCCAACATCTTTTTCCCGATTTACGTTTTCATTGTTGGCGTCCAGTGCATCATACGTTCTTTTGGTTTGTTTGTATCGATCGGCAAACGAGCGAAACGTCTTTTGTGTCGGATCATACCCTTCGATGACAGTGGATACGGAAACGATGAGAATGACGACTAAAACCAAGACAATCCACTGAAGCATAAAGAAATACCCAATAGAGTATATACAGGAAAAAATGTCGTCGACGATGTCACAATGGTGGCAAAATTTAGCAGATAGCTTCCAACGCAATCGGTTTTTGGAGTACCAGGTAAATACCGGTCTCTTTGGTATTCCCGTCGCAACGTTTGGTCTCGTGACAATTGCCGCGGCGGTATTTGTACACGCCACATTTTCGGACGAACTTTCTGCCATGGGGACAAGGGTATACGAAGCGGCAGAGCAGGGTGTGAACAAGGCGACGGAATTGGCCGAAACGGCACAAGTGGCCATCTCCGAACAAGCCAATCGCATGGGAGAGGCCGTTTCCAAATCCATGAACGAGGAAGCCGCCCCTCCTCCCCGAAAAACAGAGGAATCACCACCACCACCAGCAGAGGAACCAAAATCACCGGTCGAGGAGAAAAAAGAGGGGGGTCGTAGACGACGACGTAGAACCAGTCGAAAAAGAACATAAATTCAATTGTTGTACCCATAGAAAAATGGATCATCCCAAACCACGCGGCCGAAAACGAAAGACGACGGAAGTGGTGGATACTGCTACTCCGACGCCGCCAACCGAGACGGTTCTTGAAAATGTCCACATCGTGGTTGAAGAACTTCCTGCACCGCCATCCGAGGAGGGGGACGGGAAAAAGCGTGGCCGGAAACCCAAGGGGGGCAAGTTGATCTCCAAACTGTTGGATCCATCTTTCGTATCTCCCTCGGTGGCCAATGTGATTTTGCATTTAAAGTGTTCTCTGATCGAGTTGGATGAATACATTGTCCAACAAAACAAACAAATTATTGATCCGTTGCAGTACAATCCCGAGATCCCGCCGGAAATAGTCAGTTTCGATCGAAACCCAGACACGTTTGCCAGCTATGAGGATACTACTACTACTACTACCAACACCAACAGTGCAGTCGTGTCGAACGACTCTCCAGCACAAACAACAAGATCAACGACGACGATGACGACGACGACGACGACGACGACGACGACGACTCCAACACCAGGAGGAGGAGGCGAACCGTTGAGCACGGAACATGCCCAAAAGATGAAAAAACTCAAGGTCAGTTTGTACAAGATGACCTGTGCCAATCAAAAAGCGGCATGTTTTTGGTGCACGTGTGATTTTGACAATGACGCCTGTTTCATTCCTCGCGCAATGGATTCGACCATGATTCACGCCTATGGATCGTTTTGTCGTCCAGAATGTGCCGTCGGATATCTCATGAATGAAAATTTGGACGATTCGACCAAGTTTGAACGCTACCACTTGTTGAATCAAGTGTACAGCGCCATGTTGGGGTACAAATCCAACATCAAACCGGCCCCCAATCCGCATTACATTCTTGACAAGTTTTATGGCAACATGACGATTCAAGAATATCGCAAACTGTTGAGTTCCGATCATTTGCTCTATACGCTGGACAAGCCCATGACGCGCATTTTACCCGAACTGCACGAAGTCACCGACGATTTCGTCTTGGGCATTTATGGTGGAAGCAACAAGGGGACGGGGGCGACGCAAGCCGGGGGCGTATACAAGGTCAAACGTCAGAGCGAAAAGCTGCAAGGACCGTCGAAAGCGAGCATCATTCGGGGCAAATTCGGCATGACGCAAACCTAAAGACAGACAAACGGTGAGCACACCGGTGTACACTTCATTCGTTGGGAGGGGTGTGTGTGAGAGGGGGAATATATATGTCGACAACATAGGATGGCATCATTCGTGCAAGGAGAATATGGATGTGTACACAAACCTTGTTTACAATGCACAAGCGCGACTCCTGGCACAGTTTCCAAAACCATGGAAACCGAAGAGGCCGAGGATGAATTGGCACAGTATGTAATGGTGCATGCGGCAGATCCAGAGGCCGAATTTCATTTAGGTATGCCTACATTGTGTGACATTGACAATACGATTTCCAATCAAATCGCATTATTAAAATGCCGCATCGGGAAAGACGTGCTGCGAAACATGTCCCAGTACAAACTGATTGTGATGAAGGACGGCGGTAAAAACTTGAGAGAATATGCGGAGGAAGTACAGTCTTGGCTACCGTCGTCCGAAGCCACTCAACAATGTCGGGCATTTTTGAAAGAATGCGTGCGTTTGTTTCGAGGTCTCCACGTATTTCAACAACACGGCATCTTGTTGAATGACGTCAAACCACAGAATATTGTCTATGACGGATCGCGATTGAATTTCATTGATTTTGGAATCACACAGAACAAGAATGAACTGATGCATAATTTGTTACACACACCGGTGTATGCTTACGATTTTTCGATTTTACATTGGAACTTTCCCTGGGAAATGGCGTTTTTAAATCGTTCCAAGTTCGAATCCATTACGCTTGCTTGGAAAAAACAGTTGCGCCAGGATATGACGTCGAAATCGGGGTATTATATTCATTTGAAAGAGTATTTTGCCCATACGTGGATCCCGCCAGAGAACAGTTTTCTAGAATTTGATGCATTCATCGATGGCGTGTTGGACGAGGAACTCGATTATGTGGACGTTGTTGTCCAATGCTTGGCGACGATTGATTCCTTTGGCCTAGGTCTGACGCTCATGAATTGGCTTCACTCTGCCGAAACACATTTGAAGGATGCCGTCTTGGTGGCCAAGTTACAGACAATTTTTCGGGGGATGGTGTGTCAACATGTGATGCGGCGATTTACGGTGGACACTGCGCAGCGCTTGTTGGAAGAGGCGCTGAGGGCGGCCGATTTGTTCGACGACGACCAACAATTGCAAGATTGCAAACCCGCCCCCTTGTGCAGAAAAAGAGCGCGCAGATCGTCCTTTCCGTAAATCATCACTTCCCATGTCACAACGTAGTCTGTGCAGTTGGTGGTACCGAGCATTGTGCTCTCCCGATCGTGTTGTGAACTATCTCGACACGGTCGAATTTGTTCCACCCATTCATCGGGGAATCGTGATCAAGGTCTATGATGGAGACACGATCACCGTGGCAACGACACTGGATGTAAGACATGGGTATTGTTGTTGCAGCAGTAAGCCCACATTGTATCGATTCCGCGTCCGATTGCGCGGAATTGATTGTCCAGAAATCAAAGGATCTTCCGACGCAGAAAAGGCCAAGGCAGTCGTCGCCCGGGATGCGCTCAGTGCTCAAATAATGGGCAAAGAAGTGTTGTTACGTAATGTCGGCAATGAAAAGTACGGCCGTGTCCTGGCCGACGTGTACTCCTCCCGGTGCGGCGATTCGACCCTTGTGCACATGAATCGGTGGATGCTGGAACAAGGATACGCACAAGCGTACGATGGGGGAACCAAGCTAGGCAATGAAACTTTCTTTGTAAGAAGCATAACCTAAAAACGATAACAAAAAGTACAAGGGAACGTCGTGCAATAAAAGTTCAATCTTTTGTTCACTCACGATCTTATTTTCTTGCATGAGTTTATCCATTTGATTCCATAATTTTGCGCCCTCTACATCTCTATTTTTCTTCAAATCACCCTTGTATCCAATGAATTTAACCAAATCGTTATTGATGTAGTTCAAATATTCCCCTGGTTCATTCATACTTTGACAAACTTTTTTATACTTTTCCACAATTTGCTGGATCACCACTTTCCTATCAACGTCTCGTTCACAACAAATATCTTGATTTTTAGAAATGTAATTATGAATTTTACTCTTAAGAGTTTTGCGGCGTTGACTCATACTCTATGGTATACTATGAGTCAAAGATTTTATTCGTCGGCGTTCATCAAACATCACTTAAAAATGGCAGTAGTGTGTCCGGATCGACGGAATCGCCCAAGTGTTCCTGAATTTCCTCCGCCAAGGGCGCGCGACCCGCATTGGTCAAGAATTGTTGGATGTAGTCCTTGATGCGATGTTCTTGCGTGGCCTTTTTCTTGCGCTGTTCTTCCTGTTCCCGCTTCATCGCCGCGTCGCGTTCCTGTTCTACAGCGGCCTGGCGTTGCCGTTCAGCCTCTTGTTCCTTTTCGGCCAACAAACGCATCTTTTCGCGCATATCCTCCTCCTGCTGACGCAACTGTTCTTGGCGTTTGATCAAGTCGCGCTGAATACGCAGTTCCATTTCATTGGGATCCTCCTCGACATCCTCGGTGCGACTTCCGAGACCGTGGATTGCAGCCATGGCCGCGGCGGCAGCTTTAATCGCCTCGGCCTCGGCCTCGGCTTCCAATTTGCGCTTGTGTTCGACTTCCTTGTACCAGGGATGGCGATACTCTTCGGCTGAGACGATAATGTCGCAAATGTCGGGCTTTTTTAGCTTTTCAAAACGCGCCATCTTGACCTTGTCATTGAATCCCACCGTGTTTACCCCCGAAAACCGAGCAGTAAATTCCTGGACCACTCGGGGTGGAATGGTTGGACTCGTTTCCATCAAACGATCGAATTCCTCGCGACTGTATTTGAGAAACGTGTACGCATCGGTTCGTTCTAAAGGGGCCTTGGCCAGTTCGATCCGAATATTACGCGAGTATTTGTCCCACGCAATTGCTGCCACGCGAAAAGACTCGTTCAGTTCTGAAATCTTCATGTATTGTGCAACGGTCGAGAAAATACCGATGAAAATATTGAGGCCGCCAATGGCCAGAGGTGAATAGGATTGATAGGCAAGGGGCAAACTGGTCTGGGCAAACGAAGCCGTTCCCGAAATGGTCGAAAGTACAATGGCGGGAATGGTGAACCAGGCATGGAGCCTCGAGTACATTTGTTGGGCACGGGTATGCAGCCACTTGTAGACGGATCCAATGTCGCACCATTCGACCAAAATGGCCTCGTTTTCCGGAGACCATTCGATGCGATGTTTGGGATCCCTCTTTTTGATGTCGTCGTTGACGCTGGTTGAAGTAGGAGAATTGCCGCCGCCGCCACCACCTACAGCAGCGGAGACGTCGGATTCGGCCTTTTCTTTGATTTCCGTTTCATCGCCCACAGAGGGAGAAGACGACATTTAAATTATGCATAGAAAAAGAACGCGCTACTAGATGGAGGCAATGATCAAGTGATGCCCAATGGAAGATATGACATGAATTACCGAGTTACATACATCGGCAACTGCCTTATCGGAATGGTAACAATATTGATTCGTCATGTATCCATAGTAATAGATCCAAGTCACAATGACAAACGTCAACGTAATACTGCAGATTTGCAATTCCGAGAATAACTGCAAATTTGAAAATACATAGTATCCGCCCAGAATAACAATGTTGACAATGGATAATTTGTCTAGAATCATGGTATCAACACTGTAATAAACACCATGAACCGTAATGGAGGTTAATGTCAATGTGTAGAATGCAAATGCGTAGGTGTACTGACCTTTCAAAAATGCAAACGCACAATTTGTTAGAAATACAAACGAGCTATACAAACAACAAGTTGTCGTCATCTGGTCTTGTGAATACGCGCATTGCTCTAAATAATTTGTGAGACACTTTTACGACGACATTTCCTTAGTGTCGACGTTTGCGCGTTGACTTTCTTCGTTTCGTGCGTTTGGTCTGTCGACGACGACGGCCTCCAAGAAAGTCATATGTACCATGATTGCTTTTATCAAATATAGTGTGATCGAAACGTAAACTTTTGGCCAGATGTCTCTTTTTGTAATCATCAAGAAGCTCTTGCGCATTACTATAGCCAATTTTTGTGGATATTGTGTCTAATTCTTCGAGTGTGTTTGCACGAAATTTTTGGGCAATATTTAAATCTTCTGGACTCAATGTCGCCGATGGCATGTTATAGATAAGGCATAGAAAAAGTGGTTGAATTGTCTTAAGAAAGTTGGCATGCCTAAACCAACGACAAAAACTGCGTGGTCTTGTGTCTGGGTTGCGTTTACATGACATGATCGACACTTTCGAGACAACCTTCCACCCACCCTTGGTGATTCAAACTCACCATTTCCCCGACCACGGCAACATTGGGATACGGCCGCTGCGCGGCCTGGACAAACGCACGTCGTGACGCAAATTGGCCGCTTGAAAGTTTGCCGTAAAAGTGCGTGCCAATGGCCCACGGAATCACCTCGACCTTGTCGAGGTCAAGCGATCCCTTGGGTACATCGAGTGCGCGTTCCAACATGCGACACAAAACAACGTTTGTTTTGTCTTTCAACAAGGCACGTTCCACACGTAATGCATCGGCATTGTCCGTGTAAGCAATCATGTAGACGCCCTTGTGGACATCGATCGGAATCAGTTTGTGGAGTGGTCCGGGAACAATCGTCGTCGTGGCCACTTTTTCGCGCATCAAATTGCGACAGCTCTTGGCAAATTGGCCATAGATGCGCAAAAACGGTTGTCCGTGAATGTGTTGATACAAGTGATGCATGTCGGGCAACAAGTGTTGGACGGTATCGACGGTGGTGGCTAAAATCAGTTGTTGACAAACAACGGGATCGCGATTCGACAGCACGGTGATTTGTCCATTGTCGTGGCGTTGAATTCCCGTCACGGTGGTCGAGGTATGTATTTGCACGCGGCGGTGATCGCGCAACTTTTGAGCCAACGTCTGCACCACGTCTTTCCAGGAAATGCCCATGGCAGTCCAAGAGGTGAAATTGTCGTCGAACCCGTAGCGATACAAGACGTCTTCGACATCGGCATCTTCGTAATCCGAATATCCCGAGGCCATGACAAATTTAGCATACACTTCGTGTCCAAGAATAACCGTGGCAAATTCGCGAAACGTGGAATGGATTCTGGGTGTTGCGCGAAACTCGCGGCAAAGTTCGACAAAGCATCGTTTGACAAAGCCGGCGATGCGACTGTCGCTCGATCCATTCTTGGACATTGCCGACGAATATTGCTGTCGTGCTTCAAAGGTGTGATACGGTACATCCAAGTCGCGCAAGAGCGCGGTCAATCGCTTGTCTTTGGCTT